AGTGATGATCATAGGCATGGTTTACTGAAACATGAGCTCAACTAGGGCTCCTCATGCAGTAATGTATGTGTAAAATGTCTTAAATTGACGGGGACTCCCTAAAGCTCTATCTACTAAGCATGCACCGTGAGGTAGTATGTGGCTGAATTAATTACTCAGGTATAGTAAAAAAGATAGAGATGTCCAAATGGGAAATCCGCAGCCAAATTTCTTGGTTATATGGTTTATTTTTGGTATATTGTAACATAAATACTTACATATATGAAAATAGAATTAGAACAAAAAGTAATTGATTATTATGTTACTGATAATTTATCAGGTAAAAAGATTGCAAGTATATTACGTGTAAATGTAAAAACTGTATTTGCAATTTTAAAAAGAAATAATATAAAATCAAGAACTTTGTCTGAATCATCAATGAAATACACTTGTCAAGATGACTTTTTTAATGTAATAGATACAGAAAAAAAAGCATATTGGTTAGGTGTTCTCTTTGCTGATGGTAATATTACAAAAAAAGCAAGTAAATCAGGACAAATAATTTTTTCATCAAAAGATAAAGATTGGGTAGAACAATTTTTATTAGATGTTGGATCAAATAATTCTCCTAATTGTGAATATCAAAAAGTATTTAAAAAATATATATGGAAAGCTCAAATAACATCAGCTCAAATGTATAATGATTTAAATAATTTAGGATGTACACCAGCTAAAACTAAAACAATAAGAATACCTATACTAGAGGATGAATTAGTTCATCATTTTATTAGAGGTTATTTTGACGGTGACGGTACAGTTGGAGCTTACAAAAACTTAAAAAATAGTGATTGGAAAATCCTAAAATCAGGTTTTTGTTCAGGCTCAAAAGAATTTATTATTGACTTATTAAAAATATTACCAGTAAAAAATAAAACTATTAAGCAAAGTAGTGAGTGTTATATTACACAGCATTCTTTGCATGATACACTTAATTTATATAACTTTATGTATGAAAATCATACACTATGTTTAAATAGAAAAAGACAAGTTTTTATTGATTACTTAGACACATATACACCAAGAAAGAGGTTCAACGACTACAATAGACCATCCCTAGTGGATGAAGGTATAGTCTGATCTCATGTGAAAGCATGAGTTAACAAAAATGCTTGCATATTGCATTTGGTCACTTGACAATGTATTTTAAATTTAGTGACAAAAAGCTTGCTAATGTTGCTATGGATATGGAGATTAATCAGTATATTAACTCAGATTATTTACCTGAAGGTGGTATTAATATTGATGATTATCCTGATTTAAACTTAGATAGAAAAGCAGGTTGTAGATATTATTATGAGAAACTACAACAAGCTAAAGAGAAGAAAGACAAAGGTGGTGAAGAAGGTACAAGTGGTGATGAAAATTATGACAAAGTATGTGATCAGATGGATTCTGGAGAAGGTATGGACTCTGATCACCCAACTTGGACTGACTTTGAAGACATGACTGAAGCTGAACAGAAGCTAATTGAGAAGCAATTGAATAAGATTCTCAATGATGCTAAAGAGATGACTGAAAAGAAAAGAGGTAATGTTCCTGGAGAAATTGAGGGACTACTTGAAATGGAAGCAATCACAGCCCCTAAGTTTGATTGGAAAGGTTATATCAGAAGATTTACTGGTGTATCATCTAAAGTGTATACTAAAAAGATAAGGAGAAAAGAGAATAGAAGATATTCTGATAATCCTGGTCTAAAGATTAAAATGAAACAACATATGTTGTTGGCTATTGATACTTCAGGTTCTGTATGTGATAAAGAGTTGCATGAGTTCATGAATGAGATACATCACATTTATAAGCAAGGAGTAGATATTACTATTGTACAATGTGATACTGCTATCAAGAGCATAGAACCTTATAAAGGTAAAAATGAGATTAAGATATATGGTAGAGGTGGGACTGAATTTGATCCCGTCCTTGAGTATTATAATGAAAATATAAGAAAATTTACTAGCTTGGTATATTTCACTGATGGTGAATGTTATACTGATGTTAAACCAAAAGCTCCTGTTTTATGGGTGCTGTCTGAGCAATCCCATATGAATAACAGCCTTCCGGGAAAGGTTATCAAGTTAGAAATTTAAAAAATTAAAAAGATGAGTCAAGTTCAATTAAATGTAGATGAGTTAAAAGGGTTCTTAAAACATATTGTTAATAATAACCAATATATCCAAAGTGAAGGTAAAGTACCTGTTGCAATAAATGTAGAAGGTGATGCTGGTCTTGGTAAGACTTCAGCTGTTAAGCAATTAGCAACTGAGATGGGTATGGATATTATTAAGTTAAATTTATCTCAGATAGAAGAATTAGGTGATTTGATTGGTTTTCCATTCAAAGAGTTTGAGATGCAGAGAGAAGATGGTGTTATTAAATGGGTTCAAGAAAGCTTGATGGAAACTTATATCAAGAATAAGTATAGACCAACAAGTAACAGTAGAATGTCTCATGCTGCACCAGAGTGGATACAAGGTAAAGGTGAAGGTGGATTCTTAATCTTAGATGATTACACTAGAGCGGATCACAGATTCATGCAAGCTACTATGGAATTAATTGATCAGCAAGAATATATTTCTTGGAAATTACCTAAGAACTGGCATATTGTATTGACTTCTAATCCAGACAATGGTGACTATAATGTAACTGCATTAGATGTTGCTCAAAAGACTAGATTTATCTCAGTTGAGGTTAAGTTTGATATCAATGTATGGGCTAAGTGGGCTGAAGAAGTTGGTATTGATGGTAGATGTATCAACTTTATGTTGATGAATCCAGAAGTAGTAACTCAAAGAGTTAATCCAAGAGCTATTACTACTTTCTTCAATGCTATCAGTTCTATTGAAAAGTTTGAAGAGCAGTTACCATTAATCCAAATGATTGGTGAAGGTTCTGTAGGTGCAGATTTCTCAAGTATGTTCACTATGTTTATTAATAACAAGATGGATAAAATCATTTCTCCTAAAGATATTATGACTAATCCTAGTGAAGCATATGTTGTTGGAGCATTGAATGGTGCTGTAGGTACTGGAGATGATTTCAGAGCTGATATTAGTAGTATTATTACTACAAGAATCATTAATTATTCATTGAAGCATGCATCTGAGCATTCAGTAAGTGATACAATGATTAACCGTTTGGTTAAATTGTCTACAGATTGTGAGGCATTCACAACTGACCTTAAATATTACATGGTAAAAGAGATTCTTGCAGGTAACAAACCTAAGTTTGCTAGACTAATGCAGAATGCTAATGTAATTAAAATGGCAGTTAAATAGATATTAACATAAAGCGGTGTAAAAGCCGCTTTTAATTTAAAAATATGGAAAATACATTAATTATAAAACTAGAGATTAGTAATAGAGATTACTATGATAATCATGATTTATCATTACTTGATATTAATACAGAAGTTGATTTACAATATGCTACATTTAACAGTGTAAAAACCTTGTTTCCTGTAACAACAGGTTATGAACCAACTACAGGTGATAAGTTATTTTTTGCTAAAAGTGTAAATATACCTCGTGTAAAGCTTAAAAATCTTACAAAAGATTATAAAATAAAAGCTACAACAAAGATTGAAGATGCAAGTGCAGTATTTATTTCAGATAATACTACTGCAAAATATACAGAAGCACGTTGGCATTATTATGTAAAAACTGAAAAGTTTAAAGAGTTTTTTCAAGCTGCAGTTGATGCTGGTTATATTGATGATTATTATGCAAATAAAGTAAATACTGCATTAGAGTTCTATGAAAATGAATATATTGCTATTGAATATAATACTAAAAGTGTATTAGAAGATGTTCATATTCCCTTTAGATTAACTGAAGGTGTAAGTTATTCATCTCAAAGATTGCAATACATCAGTGATGAGTATGTTAGTTCATATAAAGACATGCTTAACTTTACTGGTCCAATATATGATGAATCTGAATTACTAAAGTACTTAAATGGTAGTGATGCATTAGCTATTGAAGAGAACATGTATGAAAGTCTATGTGAGATGTTTGATAGCTCAGATAGAGATAATCATACATTAGCTATGGAGATCATGGCTAATTCACAGTTTGAAGACAGTATTTTATATTTAAGTTTGTTATTTAATAAGTACTATAATAGAATACAAGACTCAAGGAGTAAAAGTCATGTGAATTTTAAATCTTTACTTGCATTAATGGATATCAGAAGCAATTATTTTCATTTAGATATAGATGAAATAATTGAGAGATTGAAAAAGCATAGTAAGTTGACTAAAGAAAGTGTTGACATAATACTAAAGAAACTAGGAGACAAAATCATTGATGGTGGTGACTCAAAGTATTTTAAGATTAAAACAATTACAATGACTGAAGAGATGTTGGCTGTTTTGAATTTAAACTATGAGTATTCATTACATGGTGATTTTATACCACAATCTCCTGAGATTGAAGAAGTTGTAGAAGAAACAGTATCTCTTGAAGAAGAAGCTGTAGTTGCAACTGTAGAAGAAACTGTTGAAGAAGTGGTAGAGACAATTGAAGAAGTAATTAATGTATCTACAAAAGAGATCATTGACTTTGATAATGTAATTGTAGAATCAAAAACAAATAATGATGACTATTTCTTATAATGATGAATTAAATCAATTTTATAATAGTGACTTTTATTTTAGTTACTCAAGTATAAATAAGCTGTTGTATTCACCAGCAGCTTTTTATAGACACTATATCTTAAATCAAAGAGAAGATATGGTTGATGCTCATTTAGTGGCAGGGAAAGTAGTACATTGTTTACTACTTGAACCAGATAAGTTCAATGATGAATTTATTGTAATACCAAGTAATCTACCAAAAGATAACAACAGATTGCTTGTAGATGAAGTCTTTAAGGTTTTTCAATCACAACCTGATACTGATTTAACATTGGCTGATTTTCCAGATAGCATAATTACTGTGCTATTAGGAATAAATCTTCATCAATCTTTAAAGACAGATGAGGGTAGAATTGCAAAGATGGTGACTGAACAGAATACACAATATTTTGAATTTTTAAAAGTAAAACAAGGTAAGACTATTGTAGATCAATCTACATTAGATACTGCAAAAGAATCTGTAGAGTTACTAAGAAACCATGCAACTGTAAGAAGTTTGATGCAACTTGATAATGATAGAGATGAGAATATTAAAATCTATAATGAAGAAGGTGTGCAATTAAAATCAAGTAAATACAAGTTTGGTTTTAAAGGTATATTAGATAATGTGGTCATGGATCATAATACTAAGACTATATTCATTAATGATTTAAAGACTACTGGTAAAGCCATTCAAGATTTTCCAGACTCAGTGCAATATTACAAATATTGGATACAGGCCGTTATGTATAAACAATTGAGTTTAGGTAAATATCTTAAAGATTTACCAGATAAGCTTGATTGGAAAGTTGTAATTACATTTATTGTGATTGATAGAGCTAATTTAATTTATCCATTTCAAGTATCAGATGAGACATTGAAGGTATGGGAAGAGGAGTTTAAAAATATATTGACAGTTGTAGACTATCATTATACCAATAAGGACTTTACTTTACCATATGAATTAGCAACCGGGAATGTAAAATTGTAAAAATTATGAGTATTAATGCGCTTTATAGAAATTATTTTCAAAAATCTAAGATATTTGTTTATCCGCTCTTAGGTATTAAAAAGGGTTCAAGTGTTACTCCAGTCCAAACTTATTTTGGCTGGAATGACTATGTGACACCCGAGGATATGAAACTTGTAACAGTATTTCATGCTAGAACAGATCAAGATTATGTTGATTTTGAAAAGAATGTATTACTGAAGCATAACAGACTGAATGATTACATCAAGCTAAATGATACTGAAGTATTGTATACTTTTGACTTTTCTGATATGGAAACAGATTGGATGCATTTGATCAACGGTAGATATAGTAAGATGAATCCCACAATAAAGCGCAAGATAAGAGATCATTTTGATAAAAATGGCAGTAACTACATGTATATGGATAGTTTCTTGTTTCCTGAAAAGTATTTTAACATTTATTCTGAGTTGCTAGGAGTAAATGAAGAAGTATTAATGGAGGTAGGTGAGTTATGTACTAAACCGGACATGGAAAAAGAAATATATTTAGTATCAGTAGAACAGTTAAATAAAATAATATGACAGGAGAAAACACAATGACGTTGATCAGTTCAGAATGGAATGGTCACAACACTTTTAGAATGATACCAGTATCTAATGATTCACCTTATGTAGAGTGTATCTATGATTTAACATCAGGATTATTTGTAATTATAGGTAAGGTAACTAAAACTACTTTACACATGTTACCTAAACTTGATGAGAATGGTGACCCAATGGGAACACAAGCTTTAAGAGCTAATGGTAGAAATGTAAGAGAGGAAAGAGTATCAAGTGAAACATTTCAAGAGTATTACTTAGATAACAAAGAAGATATTAAAAATCTTGTTAACTATTTAGGTATTAACTCTAAAGAGTTTGACTTTCAGACTACGTTAGACAAAGCAGTTCAACCTGCAAATTAATTTAATAAGTCACAGAGTGTCATTACTGATGCTCTGTGATTTTAACTAAATAGGGGAAACAGCTTAACTGAATATGGATTATGAAACAGAATTGGGTAATGGATTATGAAACAATGAGTAATTGTTTTATTGCTGTGTTTCAGGATGTTAAGTCTGAAGAAACACTAACATTTGTAATGCATGATTTACAAAATGATTGGGATGACTATATTGAGTTTTTGAAAAGAAATTTATTACATGGTGAGTGGCATGTATCTTATAATGGTTTAGGATTTGATGGTCAGATAACTGAGTATATATTACAGAATGCTGGTAGTCTATCATTCATGGCCGGATCTGAAATTGCTGAATGGGTTTATAGTAAAGCTCAATATGTGATTAATAAGCAAGGATCTGGTGAGTTTCTAGATTTTTATGAAAAGACTATGAGCATCAAGCAAGTAGATGTATTCAAGTTAAATCATTGGGATAATCCTGCTAAGAGATCAAGTTTAAAATGGATACAGTATAGTATGGATTGGCCTAGTATCCAAGATATGCCATTACATCATACTACCATAGTGACCACATTTGAGCAGATTAACATGATAGTTGATTATTGTATCAATGATGTTGTGTCAACTAAGAAGATAATGCAGCTTAGTAAAAATCAAATTGCATTAAGAAAAACATTGACAGAGGAGTATAATATTCCTTTATTCAGTGCATCTGAACCAAGAATAAGTAAAGAGTTATTTTTACATTTCTTGAGTGAGAGTACTGGGATTAAAAAATATGAGTTAAGACAGTTAAGAACTAAAAGAGATAGTATTCCTGTAAAGGATATTATACTTGATTATGTAAAGTTTGAGACTGCAACCTTTCAAAAGCTATTATCAGTATTTAATGATATTGTTGTATATCCAGAACATACAAAAGGAGGCTTCAAGTATTCTATAAACTATAAAGGTGTTAAAACTGATTTTGGTTTAGGTGGTATTCATGGTGCAAAGACAAGTGGTATTTATAAGTCTAATGAAGATATGATGATAATGTCAAGTGATGTTGTCAGTTATTATCCAAATCTAGCTATTAGAAATAATTGGGCTCCTGCACATTTACCTAAAGTAGAATTCTGTGAGCTGTATGAATGGTTCTTTAATGAGAGAAAGAAGATAAGTAAGAAAGATGTAAGAAATTATGTATATAAGATTATTCTTAATTCAACTTATGGATTAAGTAATGATGCAAATAGTTTTCTGTATGATCCAGAATTTACTATGAGAATAACTATTAATGGTCAGTTAAGTCTTTGTATGTTATATGAGATGATAATTGAAGAGATTCCAAATGCTGTACCATTAATGCAGAATACAGATGGTTTAGAAACTATTATACCAAGAGAATATCAGGAAAAATATTTGGAGATATGTGCTAGATGGGAAAAGATTACAAGTCTTCAACTAGAACATGATACATATAGTAAAATGATCATAGGTGATGTAAATAATTACATAGCCGTACATGATTATAAACTTGTTGATGAAGATAGATATAATGAAATGAAGCAAGAGAATCCACATTATCTTTTTAAAAAAGGTGATGGTACTTTCTATTATGCTGCTACTAAGTGTAAAGGTAGATTTGAGTTTAATAATCTGGCCTTACATAAGAATAAAAGTTTCTTAATTATTCCTAGAACTATATATAACTATTTTGTACATGGTACGGCACCAGAAGATTATCTGAAAACCCAAAATAATATCTTTGATTATTGTGGAGGAGTTAAGATAAAAGGCAATTGGGGATTTGTTGAAGAGAAAGTTGATGATGGTATTCATAGTGTAACACAACTACAAAATACTATTAGATATTATATATCTGAAAGAGGCTCCAAGATTGTAAAGCAAAATAAAGATGATGGTAGACAAATACAAGTAGAGAGTGGTAAGTGGATGCAAACTCCATTTATTAACTTTGTAGAAAAGCCTTTTAATGATTATCTGATAAATAATAAGTATTATCTACAAAAAATCTATAAAGAGGTCCATCAACTAGAACCAAATATTAATCAATTAAAATTATTTTAAAATGGCTGTAAGAACACAAAATTGTACAAAAGAATATTTAACTAGTATTCCATTACCAACTCATGCAGATAGCTATACGGTTATCTCGCATGAATTTATTATTAATCATGCTAAAGAACAGTTAGCGTTATATGGTTTTGAGATTGAGAAAGAAGCATATAAAGCTAATGCAGATGGATCAATTGCTCAAGGTATATACTATTTAAACTATGCAAAAGATCCTGAAGTTGGGATGATGTTTGCCTGGTCTAATAGTTATAACAAGCAAATGAGATTTAAGTGTGCTATTGGTGGTTATGTTTTCATATGTATGAATGGTGTAGTTACCGGAGATATGGGTTCATGGGGAAGAAAGCATCTTGGAACTGCAGATGTTGAAACAGTTAAAACTATCATTGATCAAATCAGTAATGCTAATGTGTACTTTGATAGAATTGTCAATGATAAAGACATAATGAAAAAGATTACTCTTAGTGAAAGAAAGCAAGCAGAAATGTTAGGTGTAATGTACGCTGAATATGAGATACTTACTAATGAGCAAATGTCAGTTGTTAAACAACAAATGTATAAACCAAGTTATGATTATAACTGTGAAGTAAATTCATTATGGGCATTTTATAATCATGTTACTTATGCTTTAAAGAAAGCTCACCCAAGAAACTGGATGGATGATCAGAGAAAGTTTCATTGGTATATTGCAATAGAGTTTGATTTAGTTAACTTTACTGAGGATATTGAATTAGAAGAAGTTGATCCATCAGCATTAAACTATGGTGAGCCAGAAAATCAATTAAATATTCTTACTGAGATAGAAAGAGTTGAAGAGGATGCAGAATTTAGTCAACTTGCACAAGATGCTAATGATTTTGAAGAGTTCATAGCAAATGAGATGCGTGAATCTATGATATATGAAGATCCAGCAGGTAATACTTTTGAAGTACCGTTACTTGAAGTTGAGGCAGAACCTGAATTAGTTTTACCAACTACTGATCAGATTATCCTTGAGGGACTTAGAGCTGCAGATGAAGCTAAAGTTAAAGCAATAGTTGAAGTAGAAGAGGTTAAACCTACTGAAACTAAGGTAGTTGATGATTGGGATGATGATTTTAATTTTGATTTAGATGATACTAAAAAGGATGACCACGGTGGTGAATTCTTTTTGTAAGACACTTGCTCCAAGGGAGTATAGTTAAACAAATATATCAATCAAGTGGGTACAGAAATGTATCCACTTTTTTTTATCTTTACAAAAAATAAAATTATGTTAAAGCAATTACAAGCAGTGAAGGATTTCCATGAGGGGTTTCAACAAATAAATGGTACTGAACCAGTATTAATCAGTCATGATGAAGTTCAATTGAGACATAGACTTATGGCTGAAGAGAATGATGAGTATATTCAAGCAGCTTTAGAAGGTGTTATGAATGCAAAACAAAGACTGGAAGGTATTGCTGATGCATTAGGTGATCAGTTATATATTTTGTGTGGTACTATATTAAAACATGGTATGCAAAACATTATTGAGGATGTATTTGCTGAGATTCACAGTTCTAATATGAGTAAATTAGGACCTGATGGTAAACCGTTATTAAGAGAAGACGGCAAAATCCTTAAAGGTGATAACTACTTTAAACCAAATCTTAAACAATTCATTAAATAATGGAGGCAATATTAAAATTTGATCTACCTGAAGAGGCAGAAGATTTCAACAGTGCAGTTGATGGTTATAAGTTTAAGCTTATACTATGGGACATGGATCAACACTTAAGATCAATTGCCAAGTATAGTGAGGATGGTAATAAAGCTGAGATAGCACAAGAATTAAGGGATAAATTGCATGAGTATTTTTCAGAATATAATGTATCAATAGAATGAAAGCAAAGTATATCAATAAGACAGTTTATGTAAAGCGTATATCAAGTGATGGTGAATATGCTTTAGTAAGTTATGATAAAAGTAAACTTATAGGTTTATTTAAAGTAAACTTGCCAGATTTAGAAGAGTTAAATATTAAAAGTTTAAAGTAAAAAAGGGAGAGCCACTACGGTTCTCCCTTTTTTTTTCCTACTTACCCTGACCGCGGTTAGCTTTTTTATAAAACTTTGAGCTTTTCAGCTTAGATGTTTTAGTTTTAGCATGAATACCTGGTCTTGATATTTTTGATGAAGCTCCTGCTCCTCCTGTTGTTTTACCTGTCATTGTTTTATCTTGTTACGTTTTCAAATCCTTTAACTGCTTCAGCTGGATCAATATTATTTCCTGAAAAACCCATAAGTTTTAAGAAATATGCCCAAGCTTTATTATCTCCTTTTTCCCATATACCAGTATCTCTCTTGTATGTTTCTGAAATATGCCAAGGTAATATTTGGTTAGCCAGACGTAATGTTCTTTCAAGTGTACCTGTAATAACTAATGGTGACTTTATAATACGCATTGTATCACCAGGCCAAATATAACTTGCAGTTTCACTACGCATTCTAATTAACTCATACATTAAAAAATTATATGCATAACTTTTTCTTACTGCCTCATCATCATCATCATCTCCACTAAAAGCATAAGCTAATATTGCTGATAATCCTGCTAAAGTTAAAATAATAGTTAACTCAGTTAATGTTCTTGTTATTTGTGCTTTTTCAAAATCAGAATATGTTGACCAGTTTTTAGCTACATTAAACTTCATTTGTTTTATATCTTTTATCATAGTAGAATTAAAGGTTCTATAAAAACCTTCAACAGGACTACCTAACTCTTGATCCATTGATGCTTTTTTAAACCTTCTTTTATATCCTGGTACCAAATGTTTTTTATACATTAACCCTAGTCTACCTAATGAAAATCTTTGGACAGTACCTTTATCAAAGTTATTATATACACCATGCAATCTTTTACTTAATGCATGTAGTTTATTCTGTAAATCAAATCTTTTCTTAGATGTAAATTCTGTATTATCATATATACCTTCTGGACCATATTTTTTATATGCATCAAGTACAGTTATTTCTTCTCCAGTATCTTTATCTATTGTTTTTGTAGCTGCCATCAATGCAAACATTGAAGATACTTGTATTTCATATTCACCCCAATGCTGGTTAAAGAATAATGTGTCTGTTCTCATTAGTTTAATTACTGCTGATTGTGATACATTTTTACCATACTGATCTTTATACTCACCTTGCATTGGATCAAATTCTTCAATCATCTTACCAACCCATGATTTAGGTGAAGATTTTCCAAAATCAGCAAATAAATCTGGTACAGCTTTAGCAAATTCTTTTTTACCAGTATGAAGATTCTTGACAGAAAAGAATTCACCTGAACTAGCTTCTATAATTAATTGAATATTACCTTGTAAGTTATTAGCAACACCTTTTAATACATCAGCTGCAATACTTGTAATAGCTGAAAACCCCATTAAGGTATTAGTAATTTTACCTCCTGAAAATCCAAGTATTTCTTCAGCTCTTTGCATTTCTTGATATACAACCATATCTATAAATGCATCAACGTGTCTTTTAGAATAACTTTCACCATTCTGTCTTAAAAACTCAGTAAAACCAATTTTTTTAGCAAAAGCATCAAAGATTGGTTTACCTTTTGAATTAGTTGCTGTTATTTCTCTTTCACCAATAATAGTTTTAAACATATTAATCTCATTACCTATCTTATTCAATGCTTCATATTTATTAGTCATTGAGTTAAATATTAATACAGATCTTACTAAGTCTAAACTTACATCCTTAGCATCCATATTACGTGTATAATCTACAGGTAAGAACTTAGTACCTTGTTCAGATAAATCACCTAATGCATAATCTACATCATCTGTTGTAATAGATGTTGCTTCTTTAAATTTATATTTTGCTAAATCTTTTCCACCATTTTGCTGAAATCTTTCAAGATCAGTTTTAAGTATTGATGGTAATAAATATCCTTTTTTTTGTACATCAGGTAATCTCTCTTGAGCTTCAAGATACATATCAACTAAATATTTATGATATTCACCTTTAGCATTTTTTGGTTTACCATCCTTATCATATAAAGCTTGCCAATTTGAGTTTATATAATCTATTGATGGCTCACTTAACTCACCTTTATAATATACTTTACCATTTTTACCAATTACCTCTACACTGTCTAACCAAGCTTCATATTCTTCTTTAGTTATTAGTTTACCATTTTTTAATTTTAACTTAGCTGCTTTTATCTTATCTATTTCCTCTTGACTTTTTGATGCAGTATTATTGCTATACCAATCATTTTTCACTCTTTTTTGTTCAGCATCAGATAAACCAGCAAGAGAAGCATACATTTTTTTCTTAGCTGCATTAAACTTATTAATATCATGCTTTTGAACAAAGGCTGCTCTTTGTGTTACTTCAACAGTACCATCACTTTTCTCTTTAGTAAAATCTAAAAACTCATATAAACCTTCATTAAATTTTGCAGGATTATTTTGACTAGCTGATTGAGCATCTTTGTATTTATCAAATTCTACACTTGCTAATCTTTTAACATCAATATCAGTAAGTCTAGCAATTTCTAATTCAGTTTTAACAGCTCTTGCAAATAATCCAAGTGATTGATCATTTGATGATATTAATGGACTAATTAAGAAATCTATTACACCTTCATCTTGACTAGCTTTAGTTAATAAGTCTACAAGAGATTTTTTATCTAATGAAAAGTTTTGCCATGTATTAATTGCATCTTCTAGTTTAGCAATTTCTTTATCTTTTTTCTTTTCAGATAAATTAGTAGAAGCTTTAAGCTCATCTAATCTTTTCTTTAATGTTTCAAGATGTGGTAATACTTTATCTTCAATACCTTCTGCTTGGTATTGTAACAACCACTCAGCCATCAATGGAATACCTACTTGTACATATTTTTTCTTAATATTATCTCTTATTGTAACAGCATCTGAAAGCATATCCTGTGCGGTCATATTTGTACCAGGTTCTCTTTCATCTTTTCCAGCAGAGAAAAAATTGTATATATCTTGTTTATTTATCTCATCTAATATAGAGTATCCATTAGCAAATTCATTTATTGATGCTAACTCATTTAATATATCTTTACCGTCTTCAGAACCAACATTGCTTAATATCAAATCAAATCTTTTTTTAGCATGTAGTGCTTGTTCATATGCATCTTTAACAAACATATTAATTGAGTCAACACCATCTAATGCTTTTAGAGTCTCAAGTAGTTTTTCTTTTTTCTTTTTAAAAACCTCTTGATCTTTAACTTTTCTACCCTCAAACATTTTTATCTCCTTGCTTACATATAGACGCATTCTATCTACAAGAGCTGACAATTTATCATCTCTAGTATCTTCTGGATCTATACCTGTTGCAGGTTCAGTTTCTTTATACTCATTTAAATCTGCATCATAATTATATCCACGTTCTGTCCATAATTCTAGTGCTCTTTCTTCATTACCATTAGCTTCTTTAAGAATATCTTGATACTCTTGACTAGTTTTAATTGGGCATGTTAACATATTGCTTTAAGTATTTTATTTATTTTATCATTCAATTGACTCTGAGTTGTAATATTCCTAATATCATTATATATATCATCAACACTTATTCCTTTAACTGCAAGTATTTGATCTAATTTGTAACTTGTAATACCACTTGCTAATTGTTTCTCAAAGTTAATTAATTGTTTTCTATTAACTGGTTTATTAGATGGAATTTCTTCTACTTGAGCACCTGTAAACATATTCATGTTTTTCATAAACATCATACCTGTAGATTTGTCAACTAGATCATAAAGTTTCATATTATTTAATACCCATTTTCTTTGATCAACTATAAACTCTGTAGGTAACTTACCTTGTTTAGTTACTTCAGCATTGAATGCTTCCATGTCTTGAGTTATCTCTGGTTCTTCAGAGGCAGCTTCAGCAAATGCAGCTTTTGCAAGAGCAATGACAGCTTTTCTATCACCATTATTCTCAGGCCATTTCATTATATCACCTGTTCTAACAGATATAATTACATCTTTATTATTAACAACGTATTTAGCTGGTACATCAACACCTTCTTTATTTGTGTATGTTTTATATTCTACTATAACTGCTCTACCTTCTTTAACTGCAAGATTAGCAAGGATTTTATTTCTGTCTACACTAGCTTCTTTAAATACTTCATCACCATTTTTATTAAAGATCTGATTATTTAAAACAGTATAAGTTTGTTTTTCTTTACCTGTAGGTTTATATGTAACAGTATTATTTTCTTCTTTAACTTCAGTTACTGGAGCTTGTTGTTGAATAGATTCATCATCAAATAAACTAGTCTGTGCAGTATCTACTAACTTTGTATTATCATCAATTAACATAGAGACTAAGTCCTCAAAATTTATTGCTGAGTACTCATCAGTGTATAATAGTTCATTAAGTTTACTCAATATAGGTTCATTATTTTTTGCCCAACTATATTGTTGATCACTCATTCCATACTCTCTAAGACCTGGATCTTCAAAAACTCTTCCATCTTTTATAGTTTCTGAATCTAATGGATCTGTATTAAATGGATTTGTATTTTCAAATATCTTTTTAACATTATTTAGTTCTTGTAAATTAAATGTATAACCCTTTAATTTATCAACTATAGTATTTGGAATTACTTTTTTTATTCTTTCTTGTTTAGCTTCAACACTAGTAGATGATTGAGTAGATATTTTAACAGGTGCTGTTGGCATTCCTGGTTCTAAGTCAGCAGCTCTTCTAAATGTAAGTGTAATAGTATAGTCTTTAATCACTGTACCGTCAGGCATTGTAATAGGTATTAAGGTATCACCTTTCTGAATCGCATGTGGAGTATCATGACCTAATTCAAATCTTCCTTTACCACCCATACCAAAGGTGTATATACTACCATTTTGAGTAGGTATTGATGTTTTCTTGTCAGAAGCAAATGAGGCAGAACCAGGTGTTTTTTGATTTTCATAAATATTTATAGCGTTACCTGCACCAATAGTATAAACTACTACAGGATAATTTCTAGCACTTAAACTTTCAGTAGTATCTCTATGAGTTGCAATTCTCTGTCCCGGCAAATAAATATTACCAATTACAGCATCATAATTTGACATATCAATACCTAATGTATTTTGTATCTCATTTATAATTGGTTGTAAATTTGAAAGAGGTGCTAATTGATTTCCATTTTGATCTACAGTATCATAAACATAACCATCAGTTGCTAATGCATCAGTAATTGGTAATCCCTTATTAGCATAGCTTTTATTATTTAATGGTTTAGTAGCTTTACCTTTTCTTGTCCATCTTAAACCATACATAAACATTTTATTACCAGTTACATTTTCTTGATAAGCTTGTTTTTTAATCTGTGGTTGTAGTAAACTAATAAACTCTTTTGTTTTAGAATCAGTTGGATTAGTTTCTACTGATACAACACCATATGGTTCAGATATTGTTTTTATATTAACTGGAGCTTGTTGTTGAGTATTAAATCTAGCTTTAAAAGCTTGTTCATTTTTAACATTACCTTCATTAGTTCTAAACTCCCAATCTTTTGGTGCTAATACTGTAGTAGGGATACCTAATTTCATACCCGCTTTTGCACCTGCTTCATCAAATCCTGTTTGACCACCACTTCTTATTAATGTGATTTTGTTTTTAAGGTTTGGTGAATTAACTATACCATTTAGTAAGTCATAAGTAAATTTATCAACTTCTTCTTGAGTACGGCCTTTCATATCATATATACCATTCCCTGCAATATTTAAACTTTTTGCATTTACAGTATTTAATATTTTTACAATATTATTGATTGCTAATGACACAGTATCTTTACTAATTGCATTCAAAGGTATACCATTTGTTTCTATTGCTCTATAAACCTTACCTTGTTCTTTTACAGATTTTTCAGTAAGCTTTTCACCAGGAGTTTCAAAGTTATCTGCTATATGTATTGTTGCATCAGCAGAAGCATTAATTCTAGTTCTAGCTGGATAACCACCAGTTTGATTTTCTTCAAAATTAATTTTACTTGTAACATCTTGTTGTTGTTGAGTATTCCAATCATATTTATTAATTAAATAATCTAAAGCTATAGCATGAGACGGTTCTCCAAGTTCTGCATAATATTGCAGTTGTCTTCCTTTTAATTTACCTGATTTTAAAACATCTAGAATAAATGCTTTTCTTTTTGGTTTAACATCTTTAAATTTATCAGTAGTTAACCAATCAATATAATTTATAACTGCTTCTTTGGTAGTATTAGTTTTTATAGTACCTGTTCTAATAAAATGAGCCCAAGGATTACTAAAACTATTTATATCACTAACCATTTCCATAGTATAAACTCTATTATTAGCTTTTGCTTCTTTTATATTAGCATCCCTATCATATTTACCATCTTTAGTTTTAATGTTAGAAATAACTACATTTTTATTTTCTAATTGAGAATATATATCATTACTATTAACACTAGTAGACGGTTTAGCACCAAAAGTCATACCTTGACCACCAGCAAATCCTACACCTTTAGGTACATATTTTTCATTTTCAACTTCTATATCAACATCTGTATCTTTTATGTTAGAAGCTTTGCGTGAAGCTCTTGATAAAATATAATTATTTTGACCAACACCATTTTCAAATAATAAATTATCTATTATATCTAATGTTTTATCTTTTGACTCAGAATCTAAAGCTAAAAATTCTCTTGATGCAGGCTCTATTATTTCAAAGAATGTAGTATCTGGTAAGACATAACTTAAACCATATTTAGTACTACCTACTCCATTTTGTAGAATAGACATAAGAGGTAACATTTTAAACATGTCTGATATCTCTTTGTTTTGCTCCGGATCATTTACTTTAATAATATTATCATCAGCAAGATCAACTAAGTTTTGGTGATAAGCCTCGGCTAATGCACCTTTAACAGCAGATTTATTATTTAATGTTAATGTTGCAGTATATATAGTTTCTGTACCTACAGCAGTTTTTTTCTTACTTTTTACTGGTATATCAGTAATTTGTTCAAGTATAGGATACAATTCTTTTAAGTGAGAATGCTCACTCAACATTATCATAAAATTATCAATATACTCTTTTGAGTCTATATCTGTAAATGACTCTGGTATTCCAGGGAAAGATTCCTCAGTAGTGATAATATTGTTTAGTTTATTCTGATAGATATAATTCACTATTGCATTTTTGTATGCAGTTATGTATGCTTCAACACCATCTTTACCTTCACCAAATTTAGTAGTTATTTGACCACCTTTTCTTGTAATGGTTTTAACCATGTGATCTGATACATTTTTATTATTTGTTACATTAAATAATGGTGATACTATATCTGTAATAATCATTTTATCAAAGAAGGTACCTAATATAGATTCGTCTTGGAGCTTTCTTGCTAATTCAGGTTCTATTTTAGATGAATCTGCAGCTTCTTCAAGTGATAAAGACTTTTGTGTTACTTCCTGTATTGTTTTTGAAGTCTTAGTATCAGGATTAGCTTGTCTTTTTAAATTAGATAAGCCTTTTATCTCTTTCTCAAATTCAATAAAGTGTAAGAATGCTCTTATTGCAGAATCACTGATAAAATCATTATTATCAATATTTGTTTTTAATTCAGCTTCACTAAATTTATTAACATCTTTTGTTAAAACTTGTGTAACATAATACCAGTTGTCATTTGAAAGTAAATGAGATGCCCTAACCTTTTTATATAAAGGTATTTGAATTTTGTCACCAGTATACGGATCTAACTCAGGATTACCCTCTTCATCTAATTTATATTTTACTACTGCATTATATATATCAGATATGTTATTCTTTTTAATAGTATTATTAGCAATTGCTTTAAGTAATTCTTTTGGTGCAAAAACTTTAAAACTATTATCTTTAAATTTAACTTTTACCTTATCTTTAGTAGCTTTAAGAGCATCAAACATTTTTAAGTTACTTGCATCTCTAGATAAGTATGGATATCTAAAACTTATTCCTGATACAGCTAATGTATTTTGTAATGCTATATATTTTTCATTTTCATTAGGTAACACACCATTTTCAGTAACATTAGCAAAAGCACTACCTATTAATCTTTGTTGTCTTGCATACTCTTTTACTAATGGTTGAGACACAAAATAGATAGCTTCTCTTTTAGGTACACCTGCTTTTAATAATGAAAGTAATACAGGTACAATTTCTTTATTAGCTTGAATAAAGAATATCCATGCATCTTTCTCAACATCCACAGATCCATTCATCAAGTGAGATATTAAATCCGCAATCTTATCCTGGTTATCAGAACTGTTAATTTTTGATAAAGATATTCTACCATCATTTGTTTTATTATGATTAAGTAGTAATCTCATTTCATAATCTATCTCTGGTACTTCAACATATCTTTTATTCTCATCATCCCATGTTTGATGTTTATATGTTTTTGGTAATGCTGCACCTAATGATGTAAGCAACGGATGTAATGCATTTTCTAATGCAATAATACCTAATACATCTTTACCAATCATATTAGCCTCATGTTTGTGTAAGTTATAACCTACCTCTAATACATTTGTTGGACTAATAGTTTTAAANTCTTTATATTCAGGAGATGAATTAACAAGTTCATCAGCTATATCTTTTAATAAGTAAGTGTCATTTGGTCTTACTAATGTAGCATAGTTATCTGGTAACTCAAGAATACCTCTGATTGAATCAATTAATCTATTTTCTAATGCAGCTTTTTGCATTTTGATTAATCTTTTCATCTCACCTTTATCACCACTCTTCTTAGCNGCATTAATCTGAGTCTCTAATTTCTTAGCATCCATGCTTGTTTCTATATAGTGACCTTCTGCATCTATATTAGGCATGAANGTAGTAAGCTTATCAACGTCAAAATCTGCTCCTGACTTAGCAACTATTTCTGATGGAGGAATAATAATGTTACCTGCAGACGGATCTAAGAATTCATACACTTCCATAAACTCCATAGAGTTTAATCCTTGTACTGGAATCCTTACAGCTGTCATAGTGATTGCTTTACGGTTATTACCTTTATTCAACCACTCATCATTCTTGATCATCTCATTTAATCTTTCTCTTGTACCAATAGGTTTTTTATCAATATGGTTAAGCTTTAAGAGATTTTTAAAGTCACCTTGTAATGCAATAGCAACTTTCATTGCAGTTGTTTTACCATCTTCACCTGGATAGTAAAATGGTAAGTTATTACTACCTAAGTATTTCTCTATGTCTTTAGTATTTGCTTTATCAAATTTAAAACCTGAATCCCACAATCCATTAGACATAGAACTTGCTACCTGTACTAATGCTTCACCTTTTACTTTTTGTTTTACTATTCTTTTTTCTACAAGAGATACTAATATTTTTTCAATATCATCAGCTAATAAGTGTAAAGACAAATCTTTTGTAATCTTATTATCTTTACCTACCTGTATATACTTAATTAAGTGCTCTGGTAAATCCTTTCTTTCTAGCTCTCTTTGAACTACATCCATGAACTTACTAATATCACCACTTACATATTTACCGTTTACTTTCTCATAGCCAATCTCCTCAAGTAATTCTGTTTTAAGAAGATCAGTGTAATCCTTGATAGCTGTTTCATATGCTTTAATATATGGAGCATAATCTTTATTTACTATTTCTCCATCTTGGTATAAACCTTCAAGAATAAGTTTTCTTAACTGAGTTGAGAATACAGTTTTACCTTTATACTTAGTTGGTACTGCTGTAACATTCTTTAAGTTAGCTAAGTATATAGTATTAGGCGTAAACTTGATATCAGATTTTAATGTTTTTTCAACACCCTTATCATCATATATTTGATCTGCTACAGCTTTTCCATTTTTATCTAATTGAGATGTAACACCACCTGTTTTAGATCCAGTTTGGAATGTAGCATATTGTATATTACCTTTCATCATCTGATGATGTAAAGACTCTAAGTCAGAACCTTTAATCATTGATGGGATTAATGGCATCAATGCAAACTTATGCATTGCATTAACTGGTAACATTGTGTTAGCTAAATGGCCAAAGTGTTGTAATTTATATACAGGAAAGAATCTTACTACATCTTCTGCTTTGATTTCTTTTTCATTAATAATATCCTGGAATAGTTTTTCTTGATCTGCACTCCAACTTTTTTCTGCTAATCTTAAATTACGGTATGCATCAATAGCTATAAAACCTTGACCATCACCTTCTTCCATATTTGTATAAGCTTTTAACTCTTTCTTTAATCTATACTCAATAACATCTTTAGCTACACCTCTTTTAATATAATCAGCTCTTAATGTTTTTTCAATATGATCAATGTATACTGAATCTCTACTTACATCTTGAAGTATTGCAGTGTTGTATTTATTGCTATAATTAAAAGTATTGTAATCAGCTCCATATCCTGCTTTATTAGCAAGCTTGAAAGCATAAGATGATTTCTTAATAAGATCACTATTTAAAAACTGTTGAGTATAAATATCATCCATAAAACCTCTTCCACCAGATGTAGAACCCGTGTTTCTCTTATGTAACTCTTGTTTAGCATGATTATATTGTACTATATCACCATATACTAAACTTGCTGTTTCAAAGTTATGTATCCAAGCATTCATTGTATATGCTTTAACAAGTAACTTATGTTTATCTTCTTTTTCCAAAGTTGTAAACACATTAAGCTTATTCATTAAAGCTGGGTCATAGAATGGAGACTCAGAGAATTGTTTATAGTTTTTATCTGTTTGACCATTAAAATATTTTGTTACTTGTTCAGTAATAGCTTTTTTAATCTCTGGATTAGACTTTAAATAATTCTTAAGATCACCATCTTTTACATTGTCAATCAAGTACTGTTTTAAATCTGTAGTAGTTTCTTTATCATTTATTGTAGTAGTAAAGTCTTTTAATACATTATCAAAAGCTGTAAATTGTTCACCAGCATAAATAGGATTTTCTTCAGTGCCAACATTTCTATTGTAACCATTATACTGTTTGAATAATTCTTTATTGCCTTTAAACTTTTGTATTCTAGTTAACTCAGCCTGTATGTATCCTATGAATATATTATTAACAGCATACTGATCTGCATTACCATTAGGTCCAAACATATCAATATCTACATACAATCTACTATTAGGATCGGCTTTACCAAGACCACCTGATACACTATTTGCTAATCTCATACCAAATGATGAAGACTTAGATGCATGCCTCATGAATTCTACGATACCACCTTTTAGCATCATATTTAATTCTTGTATGTATTTACTTTGTACATCAAGAGAAGTTGTATTTGCACCTTTTTCATCCACAATTTGTGAACCTGCAACCATTGCTAATTCAATCTTAGCATCACCTTTTCTTTCATTTAAAGTATTATTACTGTATTCAAATATACTTTTTAATATTTGAGACTGTAATGTAAATCCATTTATCTCTGGATTAAGGTAACTCATGTATTGGTATTCATCACTTGTCCATAAAGCATTACCAGTAGAAACATTATTGATTGCGTCAACAATCATACTTACAGTATTGTCTTCTATAAACTCATTAACAAGATTCTTTTCAGGGTTTAATACACTGAAACTAGAATAGTTAGTACCAAATGCACTCTGTAGTTTTGCTAATTTTTGAATTATATTCTTTTCAGATGTAACATCTTTATAGATACCTTTTGGTATTTCACCATATAAAGCTCCAATTGGATCTGATAAAAACTTTTTAATAAACTTTTTATGTTCAGTACTTGCATTAGGATCTTTACTTATTTTATGTATAGATTTAGTTACATTAAATAAATATTGAATCCCATAATCATCTTTATTATTATCTAGTTCTGTTTTTAATGCAGATAAATCTTGTAGGTTAATTCCAATTGCTCTTGCAAATTGGATTGATTTTCTACTATCAAAACTCTTATCATCAAAATCAGCAATTACCTTGTCTAGATTTAATATAGATTTGTTATCATCACCTTTATTGATATAAGTACTTTTTGGTGATGCTTTAAATTCACTTTTAAACTTATTTATAACATTTGTAAACTCAATTGATGCTTCAGTAACCTCAGATTTATATTCAGTACCATCTGGGTTATCTACAGTTAATTGAAGATATTTAAGTTTAGTCTTTTTAAAGTCTTGCCAGAAAGCAGCTTTAATATTAAACTCCTCAATGTTATGTATTTCTCTTGGGTCAGGTATCTTATTTTCAATTAATTGTTTTAACTCAGGAAAACTTTTAATACCTGCAACAAGTTTTTCATACATTTTAACTGGATCTTTCTCACCACCAATCACTTTAGTAACAATATTCCATGTTTTACTAAAATCAGCAAGCTCAGGAAAACCAAGTTTACCCATTACCTGTTTACCATCAGCTATTTTAAATAGACTTTTTATGATATAAAGAGTTTCTTTCTCAGCTAATTGTAATAATGATTTATCACCTACTTCTTTATTAGCAAATTGTTCTGACTCTTTTGCTGTTTCAGGAGATGTATTATCATCATCTTCATCTACTTCATCTTCAGCTTCTATTTCAATATAGTTTTGCTTGATTAAATCAAATGTACTATTATCAATATGGAATTTAACTACACCACTTTTTGAGTCACCCCAGTTATCTATTGCAGCTTTTAATATTCTTATTTTATCTGTAAGAAGAGTAACTTTATTATAGTCATCTTCATCTACAGTATCAAGTTGATCTTGAAAATATGTAAGATTGTCTTCAAATCTTTCATATATAGCTTGATAAGCTATAGCTTTATCTTTATCATTTGTTAATAAAGATATAGTACCATTTCTAGTAGCTTTAATTGGTACATTGTTTTTACCTACTTCTCCTTGCTTTTCTCTCTCTACTCTATCTGTATATATTTCATCAATTAATTCTGATAAAGCAGAATCAATTTGACTTGATACAGTCATTGAGTCTTGAAAGCTTAATTCAAGTTCTTTTGTTTCAACATTTAAGATACCTCTATCTCTATTAAGTATGTCAAACATTGCGTTATCAACAAGTGGTGCATACTTGTTTAAAAGCTTAGGATTTTTACTTGCAAAGAATAATTCTTTAAATAACTCATCTTTAGTATTACGTTTACCAAAAAGTGCTTTGATAAAGTTCCAGATTTTTCTGAATAAAGTATTTCTTATTGGTGCATCTCCTGTTGGTTTAGGATTTTTAGCATAAGTTCTAAAATCCTCAGCTATTATTTCTTCTACTTCAAGTGGAGTAAGGTCATTATTATTTAATCTTTTTCTTGTCTCAGCATATAACTTAGTCTTTTGATCTTTAGTTAAGTACAATTGAGAGAATGCATGCCAAGCTTCATGGTATAAATCTACAGCAGAACCACCAGTAGCAGTATCTAATTGTATTTTAGTATCTTCTAATCTTTTACCAGATATAATAAATCTTGCATAAACATCAGAGTTAACAATGTTAGCCATGTGCTCAAGTTCAATAAACTTAGACAACGGAGAATTCTCCCACCACTCTTGAGCAGCATCAACTTCTTCTCTTGTAACATCACTTGGTAGTTTACTTGACCTATCCCATAATTTACTAATTCCACTTCTCTTACCTTTTTTATCAGATGGTTGTGGTACATCAATTGGATTAATTACTTTTTCATCAGCTATTTTAGCATCTTCATAAGTTCTTGGTTTTTCTCCAGCTTTATAATCAGTTTCACTTACTTGACCAATTTTTTTATCTCCTGCATAGATAGATATAACATCTGTTATTCTTTTACCATCTACTATTGCTTCACCTACAGAAAATCTTACAGTATAATTTGTTGGTACTGATGTAATTGACAAACCCTCTTCAAATCTACCTTGAACAGACTTACCATCAACTTGGATTATAAATGTAGTTTTTGTTACACTACCTGTTACAGTACCAGATATGTTTTTATTCTCTGTAAGTTTAAGTAATAAAGCATCTTTAGCTTGTCTTATATAAGAGTCTGTAGTATATGTTTTCTCTTGAACTTTTTCTTTAGCCTTCTTTAACTCTTTACTTAAGTTATCATTAACTCTAAATGCAAAGTATGAGTTATATACACCTGGTTCATTATTTTTAAATTTAACAGTAGGATTTACTTTACTTAAAAATTCTCTATATGATGCTTCAACAGGTTCATCCTTTAATAAATCATAATCAAAAAACTGAGTACTCTTTTCTAATAAGTCAGCATTAATTTTCATATTAGCAGAATATGGTTTACTAGCTGTACCTCTTTCAGTGCCTAATGCTTTTATAATAATTGCTTTTGCTATTTCTTTATTAGTTAAATCAACTATTTCTCTTTTAGGATTTTTTGTATCTTCTTTATAGCTTACCTCTAAACCAGACTCAGGCTTATAAACTACAAATAACTTTTTATCATCAAAGTTTATATTATTATGAGAAAACTGATCATAAAAGGCATACTTTTCCCTACCATCCATTTTACTACTAACTAATGCAGCTGCAATTTTATTTATTAAGTCCGCAGACATATTTTTTCTATCAACTGGTATCTCATAATCATTAATAGATATAACAGTATTACCAGCTTTTATATCATCTCTTTCTGTTCTTAGTGTAGTAAATTTATAATTGGTATTTAAGTTATCGGTTAATTTTAAAAAATCATTTAAAGGCATATTACCACCTGTAAAATCAAGTGGTATACCAGCACTAACATCCATTATATCAAATAGCTTTTCTTTTTCTTTTAGTATTTCTTTATGTACATCTAGAAGAGCTTTAAAGTCAGCTTGTTGCTGTTGTTTTAAATCATTATACAAATCATCATAGCTTTCACCTTCTGCTTCTAAAACTTGTTTGAATTCATTAAGAGACTTTGTACCATATATACTAGATCCATAATTAGTAATCTGATCTTCTACAGATTGTATTCTTTCTTCTTTACCATAAATATCTTTTATAGTATAGTCACCTGTTTCTTCATCAACAGTAACATTTCTTAAAAATTGATACACAGGTTTACCACCTTCTTCTTTAGATGTAATATCACCTTCTTTACTAAAGTTTATTGGAGTACCAAACTCATCAGTCACCATTAATATAATTGCATCTTCAAGAAAGTTTACACCACCTTTTTTTTTAATTGAGTTTGCTTTAACTAATAAAGCAGCTGTAGTTTTATCTAAACTAGCTGCAACACTATCTAATCTTACACCTTTAAGTTTTAATAGTCTACCTTGGTATTTTGGATTTAGTACACTATTATCTTTTGAATTAAATGCTTTTTTAAGTTTTTCTAATGTATTATATATTCTTACCTTATTAGGATCTATTTCTTCAATAGTTAAGTTATTATTTGGATCTCTAGTAATAAACTGTTGCATTGTAGTTGTAAATGCACTTGATGCTTTATATCTTGGAGATACTGGTACATCAGCATCCTCAGTAAACTTAGGACTGTTAATACTATTGTTCTTTATATTTACATCATTCTGTATCTCTTTGATAATATCTTTAGGTCTAAAGTATTGTAGTACATCTAATAAACCCGTTTCTGGATTAAGAAACTTATTAATTAATGGTCTAATACTACTATCATCAATTTCAAGACGTGCTAAACTATAATCACCTATTGCAGTATGTAATAGTGATGGTACATTCTGTAAAAATGTTGCTGCTTTATCTGCATCTGATTTAGATTCAATTGTATTGAATAAAGTTTGCATATAAGACTTTACATCAACAGACTTATTATCATTTAATGAATCAAATAAATCTCTATAAATTTTAGCAAATAGCTTTTCTATTTGCGTTTTAGTTAAAGCACAAGTAATATTCATATTTAATTAGTTTATTGACACTCTAAGTTGTCTAGTAAATCATTTGTAAGATTTTCAGCAGTTACATTACTTGAAGCCGCTTTTTTAATAGCATCTTGAATTGCTTTTTTATCACCAATAAAATCAGTCAATGCATTAACTGTCTCATTAATAGTCTGTTTATCAATAGCATCAAGTATTTCTGGTGTTGATTCTGCTTGCTCTGTTTTAAGAATATCCATTGTTGTTGTGTGTTTATTTAACTCTTGTAAAGATAAGGTTTTTTCTTTACCCTTATTTGTAAAAGATACTGAATTTTCATCAGATTTCAAAACAGTTAATGTATCACCTTTTTCTGCAAATTCAGGTATTGGTTCTTTAACAACTACTGTATCCTCTTTTTGTAGATTAAGCTCAGATGCTTTAGTAACTGGTCCTGTTTGAGGTTGTAATGCAGCTACTTCAGCATCATACTTCTCTTTAAGTATTGCTTTAATTGCTTTTTCATTCCCACTTTCAATAAGTTCTTCTTTACCTTGTGCATCAGTATATACACCATAGTAACCTTCATCAGTTGAGTAATTAAACTGTATGCTACCGTATGCTTTATTTCTTCTTTTATCTATGTCTTTAGTATCCAATACTGATTCAACAACTGATTTATTTTCAGTAGTTTTTTCTAAAGCAGCTAGTTCTGCATCATAATCTTCTTTTAATTTTAATAACTCATTATCCCTAGCTTCTTCAAGATTGTTTCTATATCTTGCTTTACCAACAGAATCTATTTGTTTAGCATAGTTATTTGTAATTTTAGCTACGTCTTTATTATACTTATTAAGTAAGTCAGCTTTAGTATCTGTAGTAGTTGTAGTTTCAGTAAATTGTGTTAAAGAAGTTAGTTCTGCATCATATTTTTTAAAAATATCTTTTAATTTATCTTGATGTTTACTTTCTGCTTGACTAATAGCTCTAGCTGCTTTAAGATTTAATTGTTTACCCCTATCTTCAAAATCATAAGATATGTTATTATTTTTATCTATAATAATAGTTCTAACAGTACCTACTTCAGAAAGTTCTATATTACTGGTTCCTTTATTAATATTTATCTTAATTACATTATTATTAGTTGTTGTAAATATTCCACCTAAATTAGCTTTAAGAAACTCAAAAGTAAGAGGTTGATCTTTAGATAAAGCATTTACTATATTTCTAGATGCTTGATTGATTTCTAATTCATTTTGAATATCAAGATTATCATAAGGTTTTGTACCATTAGCATATGTTATGTTTCTAAGAGTTTCTTTTATTTCTTTTTCTATATCAGCTTTAGTATCTGTAGGTGTAACTGTTTCAGCAGCTGCTTTACCAAATGACATTTTAGCTCCACTAGTTTGTTTAATAAACTCCTTGTATGGTACATTATCTTTAGTAAGTTCAGCTGCTTGTTCTTTAGTTAAGTCATTGATAATACCAATTGGATAACCTAAGTTTACAAGTTGTTTTTTATACACTGGGTTAATAGATGTTGCTACTTTAATAACTGGTGCTTCAATAGGTATTGCTTTATCAATCTTAGCTTTAGCATCTGTAAAATTAGGATCAAGTGAGAAGTACCACTTACCTGGACCATTAAGTTTTGTATTAGTAGGTGCACCAGCAGTTAATACTTTTTTACTGTTTTGATCTAATGTAGTTTCTATTGGGAATATATTAATATCAGCATCAAGACCTGTCATCTTTTTTAACAACCTTGCATAAGTATATTGTTGAAGCGTATATGCTTCAAGTTTATTTTTACTGAATTTAGTCTGCGTTACAAATCCATCCCATTTAGTTTCATTACCTGTTTTAAAATCAATGATGTGTAGTTTACCTTCCTTATCAATAAGTAGTAAATCCATCTCACCTGCTACGTTAGAATCTACATCATATACTTTAAGATTAGTTGCAACTGTATATAATTGACCAGCATCAATTCTTTGCTTGATAGGTTTTAAGAAACTTGTTGGCCCAAATAAATTATCATATGCTTCTCTAGTAATTTTTTTCTCATCAAATACGGGTGCTCCACCTTTTGTAAAGAATTTTCTTAACTCATCATCTACATAAGTACCACCATCTCTTGATGCCTCATATGTATTTTCACTTATAAATGCTTGAATATCTTCTAATAACTCTTCTTTATTTTTAAATAATACTTTATTTAAATCTTGTACTAATAAATTCTTTAAGTGTTTTTTAAGTAATGCCTCAGTTTCATCTGTATAACCATAGTTCTTTTTAACTGAATCAATATGTAAGTCAAGTTTTAATTTATTAATAAAAAATTGTATACCTCTTTCATTAAACCCTGTATTACCTATTGTCATGTCATAAGCATCTTTAACTATATCTGCACCTGTATATCTATATTTTTCAGTTTTATACTTTTCAATAAAATTACTTACTCTTGCTAATATTTGTCCTTTAACTGCATAACCTTCTTCACCAAGTTTATTTATACCACTTTGTTTAGCAAATAACTCATTCTTTAATGTTTTAATTATCTCTTGTACCTCTGGTGTAAAGTTTTGTACATCTCTTGTAGATATTAACTTGTTGAATTTAGTAATAACATCTTGATAAGCAGTTTTCTTAAGGGTTGTATCTGCATTATCTCTCAATTCCTCAAATTGTTTTCTTAATACTTTAATATCTTCTGTTGAATAATTAGCAGTATTTAATCTTTTATTATTTGAAACAAAATCAAAGTCATCTATCTCACCTAATTTTTCTTTTTCAACTGCATCTTTACTTTTATCATTATATTCTGAAATAATATCATCGGCTAGTGAATTATTTTTTACAAAGACTTTAAATATATCATCAAGTTCTTCACCACTTATATCATCTTCATCAGCTTTTATTGCTTCTTCAGTTTGTGAAAATGCAGTCTTTAGTTGTGTTACTAAATCTTTAGGTAATTGTTCTACTGGAGTAAAATTAGAATATATATCAGCTTTTGTTTTAGCTTTATTTTCATTAAATGCTTCAGCTGCTTGATCTCTTAATGCATTATACTTTTCCTTAATAGCTTTAACTTCTTCAGGATCAGCTTGTAATGATTTTTTATAGATAGTATATTCAGAAAACTTATCTTTAATAGCATCAGCATCAAGTAGTTCACCTTGATTATTATCTGCTTTTAATCCAGCAAATCCAAAATACATTGTAACTATTTGTTCAGTACCATCGTATTTAGCATCAACATATTGATATTCCTCAATATCATTTAATATATCATTAATTGTTAATTTAGTAGTAGTTGCAACTTGTTTTTTAATAACTTTAACTACCTCTACTTTTTCAAGTTCATCTAACTCTTTATTTTCTTGTATCTCAAGTGTATCAACTTTTTCTTGTAGTGTATCATCAAGTGTAGGTTTTTCTACATCTTCAGCTTTTAATCTTTTATTTAATGCAAGAATATTAAATATCTCATTATACTTTTTAGTACCTTTTGGTATTACTTGTTTAGTAGTTTCATCAAAAAATTCTTTAGGTATAACATCATTCTCCATGTAGTCTTGTAATACATCTAAGTCAACAAAAACATTTAAATCTGCTAATTGATTTAATAATGCATTTGTTTCAATACCAGCCAACTGTTTATTAACCATATCTGTATAATACTCTTTTCTGTTATTATACATATTAGTCATCCATTGTTTTGTTTTCTCTACGTGTTCAACAAATGATTTTGGATTATGTAATAGATTAATATATGTAACAAGTTTTTTAGACTCAGCATCAAGTAAATAATGATCTAATAGTTTATTAAAACTTTCATCAATATCAGTATCAAATACATAACTGTTATCTACACCATTAACTGTTTTTAAATATTTTTTATAAACATCTTCAAGTTCAGAGTTTGCTTTTAAAGTATTTTCATCATTCTTTTCACCAAATGCGGTATCAAGTATATATTGTTTAGTATCATCTGATAACTCAGTCTCACCCGTTTTCTTTTTATATGCTTCAAATATATTTTCTGCATAGTCAGCTCTATTATGATATGCATTATGTTTAGTATGTATATCTAAAAAGTTGCTTAATGCATCAAGTTTATTTTGTTTTTCAACGGCCTGTTGTTTAGATGCTGGATCTTGAGATAATTTTAAACCTTCAATTTCAGTTTTAAGCATTGCTGCTTCATTACCAATCTTATTTGGTTCAAATATTAAATCAATATCTGCCTGAGCCATATTTTTTAAAGAAGGATTATCTTTAACAGTACCCATGATATCTCTCATTCTACCCATGGTATCATTAAAACTTTGATTTAATAAAACATAATTTTTTTTACCATGTTCCCATGCATTAGAAAAAATAGTTGCTTCATTATATTCTTCAGTACCTTTTTTTAATGGGCTTAAGTTAATTGGATTTGGAAATCTATCATTAGCATACTTATAGCTTTTTTCCATATTTTTAGCTGTATCAATGATACCATCAATTCTTCCTTGATATTTTGCACCAGTACCTTTTTCAAATCTAAATGCTTCTTCAAATTCATCAGGTGTCATGTCCTTCATTGAACTTAAGTGCTCAGTAAAAAAGTTAACAGTGTTTGTTTCTAAAGCTGTCATTACTTGATTACCAAAAGCCTCATCCATAGCATCTTTTTTAAGCTTGCTGTCTGCAGTTTCAATTGTAGTTGCTAATTCATTCTGAACACCATAGTTGAAAAACTTTGAGTTAAAGAAATCTTTAGGGTCAGAATACATAGTGTTTAATCTATTTGTTAAACCCTCACCATATGATTTTCTTATCTCTTTATATTTTAAGTATTCATCTTTATTAAATACTCTATTGTATCCATTAAACAACGTAGGCAATGCAGCATTAAATGGTTTAGCAAACATACCCATAAAGAAACCTGAAGCAAAAGTCTCAAATCCTTGTGATGTAAATTGTTTACCAAATTCATCCATCATTATTGATGCTTTACCTCTTTCATTAATGTGAGTACCAAGTACTCTATTACTTAATGCATCTGAGTAATATTTTTCATTTGCACCAGCAATAACTTCTTGTAAGTTTTCTTGTACACCTTCCATTATATTACCTTTAAAGTAACCCGCAGAACTTTTTAATAGTGCTCTACCAGGTTGTTTCAATATTTGTTTTGCAGTATTTTTTAAACTATCTTCAACATATTTAAATTCACCTTTACCTACTTGCTTAACACCTTCTTTTGCTTTTTTACCAAATTGCTCAAAGACTACTTTACCATCTTTAAGATTCATTACATCATCAACTTTACTTCTTAAAAAACCAGCTGGTCCACCTTTTGGTCCAAGTATGTTTGGTAATACAATTTTATTTGAACCAAATATTAATGCTGAATTCATAATAAGAGTACTCATTCCCGCTTCTTTTGCTTTTTGTAGCATAAGAAATTGAGTATCATTATCTGGTGGTACACCATTCTTTTTATAATATTCAGTATATATTTTATCATATACTGCATTTTCATTCATACCTGCTTCAAGTCTTGCTTCAGATAATGCCATGTTAGCATTTCTTACATCTCTAAACAATCCCCCTGCTGTTTTATTTATTGCAGATGCAGTTCTTGCTAATCCTTCTAAGTTATTTTCATTCTTAGCAATAGTACCAAATGCTTCAGTCATATTTTCAAATGGATTTAAAAATTTACCCACTTTAGAATTTGCTCCAGCTTTTATTGTAGTAAACAACTTTCTTGTTTCATCAATATTATTTAAACTTTTAAGAGTTTTATTAACAGCTTTAAAACCATCACCAACTTTATCAAGTCCTTTTATACCTCTTAAAATATTTTTACCTGCGTTTGCTGTAGTTGCAAACAATGCTGGTAATGTTGCACCACCTGTTGCTGCAGTAATTGCCATCATACCAACTTCTTCTGCAATTGCTTCAGTCATGATCCCTGCTGTATAAGCAAAGTTCATTGCAGTATTATTAAAGAAACCAGAAAAGCCACCTTTAGTAGATTGACCAATTGCTGCTGCTTCTTCATATATTTTTGCATCTTCAGTGTCTCCACTAAAATCTCCACCTAGTGCATTTATTAAACTCTTAGGACCTGATACAAAACCTCTACTAAATAATGGTACAAATGAATTAGTCATCATTCTGCTGAAATCATTCCATGCAGTAGTATGACTATTGTATAATGCCTCATTATCTCTTGTAGGACTAAAACCAATCTTATCAAATTTTTCTTGACCATATGCAGCATACCTTTTATAAAAAGAATTACCTGAAGGTCCAGCATTATATGCTGCTACTTTAGATATATTATTTTTATTTTGATTAGTTCTCAACTGCATATCAAAATGCTGTTGAGCTGCTCTACCAAAATCAGCTGCAGATACTTTTTGTTTAGATCTTGCAGGTGGTTGATTTGGAGCCTGACCAGTTATAATATCTTTAACTGCATAGTCACCTCTTGTTAATGCACCTGACTGAGGAATAACAGGAAAGTAATCTTTAACTGGTTTAATGGGAGCTCCTTCAAAAGGTTTTAATGCTTCACTGCTAATTTCTTGTTGATTAGCTTTTCCAAACTGAGGTCCAAGTGGATCTAGTGAGTTAAATTCTTGATTATCATCTGTCAACATTGTACTGATCTTTATTATGAGTTCTTAATGATTTAAAAAAGTTTTCTGCATATTCTACAGTATTTGTAAGCCCTTCTTCTTTTGAAATAAGTGCATCATATGTTCCTTGATAGTCCCATTTTTTTGCATTTGGATCCCACACTTTATATTGTGTTTTAGCAACATAATCTGTTGTACCTAATTTATCTGGTACTATAGTAAATTTATTATAGTTCTCCTCATCTAATGGATCTACATATTCATACTTACCATCATATGCTACTACAGCTTGAACTGGATCTAAGTAAGCTGATTTATATAAACCATTATTAAAACTTTTTGAATCTGCAATAACAGATATACCATTTTTTACAATTGCATTATATTCAGATTCACTTATTCTACCTGCTTTTCTTTTACCGCTTGCATCAAGTGTATATATTTGTTTTTTCAACCATTCATCATCAGGTCTAATAATCATTGCACCTCTTTTAGAATTATTTTCTGCAATGTTTACCGCACCTAATTCAAAAGGTTTATTTAATCCTTTAGTATTTTGATATTCAGCTATATAATCTCTTACTAATTGTGCACCTTCACCACCTGGTTTATTTTTAGCACCAGCCATTTTAGTTGTACCATCATATGAAATCTTAACTTGATTATCATCAGTTAAATCAAGATTATTTAAGTCATTAACTGTTTCTCTCATGAATGCATTACCTGCATGATCAAATGCATTATGATATACAGATATAAAGTTTTCTTTAGATGCAAGTCCAGTTCCTGTTCCACTAATTCCTGGAGGAGCTTTAATCATTTTTGAAGATGTATTATAAACTTTACCTGCTGCTTGAACAAGTTTATCATATAATTCTTTATTATTTTGTACAGTTGTTGAACTACTTGAATAACCACTTATTGGATTTATTAATCTTTCAGTTTTTTGTCCAACAACTTTACTTAATATATCAAACTCTTTTTGAGTTCTTAATCTACCACTTTCAGTATATAAGTATTTACCATATCTTTTTACATCACTATCTTCTGATCTTGAAAATTCTTGTTCTACAACAGAAGATGTTTCTTTTTTCCATTTATCATAATTAGCAAGATTTTTACTATATCCTGTAAATTTAGTACCAGCAGTCTCTAATCCTGATTTCTCATAAGCATCTGTTACAGCACCATTACCATTATGATCTTTAATCCATCTATTAAATTTATTATAAATATTATCTAAGTTTTTAGCACCTACTTCTTTATTTAAGAAACCATATGAATTAGTAGATAACTTGTCTTTAAATTTAGTAAGACTAATGTTTTTAAATCTATCATATCCTAGTATAGATGTTAAGTCTTCATTAGATATTAACCCTTGAGTTTTTAATTGTTCAAGAGTTTGAGTCATATTTTTAAACACTGGTTCAGCATATTCAGCACTCATACGTTTCATATTCTCTGCACCTTTAACTTTCATATTAATTTCAGGTGTAGCTGTACCACTTCTATGCTCTCTATTATTAATCATGACACCGTCTTCATTTGGAACTACAGTGTTATATTCAGGATTAGGTTGTCCATTTTCTAATTTAGGTCTATCATCTACATGGTATCCTCCAGACGCAAGTCTTTGAGCATTAAACATGTTTTTTTCTTCACCTGCATTTCTTATTTGTGCAGTTCTTTCTCTACTTGCATTAGCAGATGCAACTTCTTGCATTCTATATGCATGCTCTTGAGCTTTAACTGCATATATATTTGCTTCATAATCAACTTCTCTATGAGACATTGCATATACATCTGCAGCTTCACCTAGATCTTTTTGCATTAATCTAGAAGCCATTGCATTATCAACTTTATATCTTAATGATTCAATATCACCATATGGATTTTCAAAACCACTTGTAGTTGTTGCAGTACTTACTTTATCTTTTAATTCATTATGATTTGATTCTGTGCTTGAAAGTACAGTGTCATTAATACCTTTAGCTTTTTGTAATCTTTCTAAGTATGTTTCAGCTCCTGGTTGTGCATTACCATCAGTGATTTGTTTTTGTACTGTACTAATTTGATTATTATAAGTATCAGATGAATTTTTTAATTTTTTATAATTTGCTTCATTTTCACCTTTAAGTGCTTTATAACTTTCAGAAAGATAACTCATCTCAGCAGCATTTTGATCTCCACCAAATTGAGCAGCATTAGAATAAGCATAATCTTTTCTATTTACATACGCTTGAGTTTTATATACATCAATAACAGCTGGATCAGATCCTAATTGTGCTTCAAGTAATTTATTTAAGGGCTCAAGAATATTTTCACCATTAGTAGTTTTTATCATCCATCTTCCGTCAGCTGATGGTTTCATGCTTTCAACTTTAAAACCTTGGTCTTTAGCAATCTTTTGAGCTTTCTCCATTACATTAACATAAGGAGTATAGTTTGCATTTCCTATTGACATTGTCTCCTCAAGAGAAGCGTTTTTAAACTCTTCAGTTTTATATTCAAGTGCTTTTAAACCAGCTTCCCAATACTGCGCTCTCATTTTTTCATCTCTTGCATTTTTTAATCCAGCTGCATATGACTTTTGACTATTTATATTTTTAGTCCAAGCCATATCTTTCATAAGATTTTTATCTTCATAGAAAGGTTTAAATACTTGTTGAGCTTGAGTAACATTTTGTTCAAGAGATAAGTCTAAACCAGAGACACGCTTGAGATTAAAATCAATTGATTTAATTAATTCATCTTTTTTCTTAAGATTATCTCCATGAGTTAAATCTGCATAAAAATATTGACCATAAACATTGTTTAATGCTTTATAGTTTGTATCATACTGATTTTGCTTAGTCTGCAATGCGTTTGCATAAAAGTTTAAATCAGGTTGAAATGGTTGAAACTGAGGTATATAATCGGTAACGCCTGAAATATATGTAGCCATAATGTTAATGTTTGTCTATACTGTAAATATATTAAAATTTTATAAGTTTACTAAACCTGGAAAGTTTAAGTAAACTGGAAAGGGAATACATTAGAACCCATTACATATCCCATTTGAGTTGTCCCACCTTTTTTACCATACTGAGCTGCTATCATATTTGGATCAACACCATCAGTTCCACTTGAATATCCTGAAGCTGTTTTAGCTGCTTTAATGGCATCTGCTCCTTCCATATAATAAGGAGATCCCATATATTTTTGTACTAATGAATCAAATGATGTTGCAAGTTCAGGTTTACCTACTTTACCTTTAGTAAAATGCATTCTACCGCCACTTCTTGGATCAACTGCATATTGAGGATACATCTGATTCATTGCATCTGTTTTCATCATATTAGTAGTACCAGTGTTAAATGCTTCACCAAGGTTATGTTTAAATGCACGTTTAGTATTTTTATACTGTTGATTAGCAATTACATTTTGATCATATAATTGTTTATTCTGTGCTTGATTAAATCTTTGTGCTTCATTCATTATTTGAGCATTGTTACCTTCAAATTGATTTGCTACACCTACATTTTGATTATTGTATCTAGAAAGAGTATCAGCTGCTTGTTTAGCTCCTTGTCCTTGTACTGATGATGATCTTGCAGATGCAGCTTGTGGTCCTAAGAATTGAGACATTGCATTGTTAGTAATATTTGCTTGTTCAGATTGTTGAGCTAATTCTCTTGTTGGATCATAAAATGTAGGAGACATCATTTCTGGTTCATATCTTGCAGCCCATGGTAAAGCTTTTTGTACATCAAAATAATCACTAGCAGCAAGTCCCATGTTTACTTTATCTTGTAACCACCATTCAGGATTTCCTGCTTCTGGATATTGTTGTTCTTCTGCTACTGCAGCTTCTTCATTTGCTATTTCATCTTCAGTTACAGGTGCTTCATTTTCATATTGAAACTCAGGTTTACCACCTACTGCATCAAAATGCTCAAATCCTGCTAATTGTTCATCTCCAATTGCTGGTCTATANTCACCTTCNCCTAATGAATTTTCAATACCTTTTGTAACATCAGCGTAATTCTTTTTATAGAAGTCTTCTGATAATAATGCTTTATCATCTTCTGGTACATCTTTGATTCCTAGGGTACCTGCAAATTGTCTTCTAGCTTGTGCTTTTAATTTAGGATCTTTTTGTATACGGTCTGTTTCATCAAATGCTTCATCATCTGTCATACCTAAACCTTTAGCTTGCTCATATATGAATCTTTGTTCATATAAGTCAGGAGTAAATCCTGCAACAAATGAACCAGAACCTTTAAGTTTACCATTGTTTAATTTAGAATAAGGGCCTGTTGCACCTTGACTAACAACTTTATATTTATCAGTACCAAATACACCTTTAGCATTAGTAGCATTAAGAGCTCTTGATAATGTTACTCTATCTCTAAAGTTACCATCCCACTTACCTGTAATTTTTACATTACCTTTTTTATCTGTAGTGATGCCACCAGCTTGGATTCCTTTAGCAATAATTGCATTTGCGTCTTCAATTAATTTAGCATTCTCAGGAGATTCTTTTTTATATTCTTCTACTGATATACCTAAAGACTTTGTATCTGCAGTAGGAGTTTTACCAAGTGTTGCTACTGTTACTTTCTTGTATGTTCCATCTTCTTGTTTAACATAGTCACCGGCTCTAGTATCAGTAGTAATTCTTTCTCTTACAACGGCATCTTTAGGTAAGTTATCTTTACTGTAAACTTTTGATTTTACTTCACCTTTACTTTGATATCTATCTAGTGAACCACCGTTTCTGTATAATTGTTGTCCAGGATAACTATAATCACCTGTCATTATACCATATTGAGCCATAGGAGGTACTTCCATCATTTCTTCTTGAGGATTCTGCATACCTTGAACTTGCTCCATAGATTCTTCTTCAGGAGACTGCATACCCATACCTTGGTTTTCATATGGATTCTGCATTGCTTGTGCATTCATCTCAGCTTCAGGTTGTAGTTTTTGTGGTATTAAATCTTCCTCACTAATTTTCATTGCTTCCATATATGGTTTTGCAACTTCTGGTATACCTTGAGGGAAACCTTTTTTAGCTTCTTGAGCTAATGCTAATGCACCAAGTTTAAGATTAATATTCTTAATCATTAACTCAGCAGTTTTTTTATCTACTTTATCTGAGTTAGGATCTTCTAATATAGTTCTATACTTATTGATATCATATGGTTTAGCTAATTCAGCAGGAGTGAATGAACCAGATTTTTTACCAAACTTAGCAAGTATCTCCGGGTCTTTAATTTTCATAGAAGCTGTATCACTAAAGATAAAAGTACCATCAGGTAAATTTAATGGTGTTCCNCCTTGACTATGTCTNTTACCACCAATAAGCATGTGCTCAGTGAANCCNTCACCATTGATATCACCAAATGCGGTTTCCCCACCTTCAGCTTCTAGATTAGCTTCATCTCTTGGAACTTGTTTCAAGTATCTTGTATTTTCAAGATGTCTTGATGCAGCATTCATNTCAGCTCCACCAAAACTAATTACTTGTTTATTTAAATTGTTACCTGTAAAACCTCCCGATTTTGCTTGTGGTAATCTCTTAGTTATTTTTACTTTAAAGTGCATAATACAAAATTATAAGTATTCTAATTCTCCTCCATTAGCCATGAAGTCATCTATCTCTTCTTGAGTCATGTATTGAATATCCTCATCTTCATCTTCAGTGTTACCACCCATAGCATAAATACCACCTCCATATTTAACAACTGCATTAGAACCCATTTGATCTGGTCTAAATAAACCTGAGTTAGGATCATAATCACCTTTCTTTTTTATATTACTTACTCCATAATTAGCTTCGGCAGAAGTTGTATTAGCAAGCATTTGATTCTCTTGTTTTCTTGCATTAATTTTATCAAGAGTATCTAATCCAGCTAAAAGACCTACTTTACCAATAGCAGCTACATCAGCTACATCACTACCAATTTTACCCCAATTTTTTTTGATTTTATAATCTTGAGAAATATTATCTGGTTGATCAGTTACTGATTCAGCATTAGCTTGATTTGGATCAATTGTAATATTATCTGGTTGCATGTTTGCCGGAACTGTTGCAGTTATTTCATTACCAGCAACATCTTTAGTAGGTGCTTTATCAAAAAATCCTTGAAGATTGCTAATATTCATATTGTTAGCATTAGGATCAAAACCTACTTGCATACCCTGTTGTGCTCTATATAATTCTGGTACGGCAATATCACCGCCATATGCATATTCTGTATAATCTACTGGACCACCGTATTCTTTAAATTTATCAGGATTTTGATATAAATAATGATGACCATATATATCTGGGTTTAAGCCCATTGCCTTCATTTTTGCTGCTTTCTCAGGAGAATATTTATTAGCACCTTGTGGTTGTTGTTGAGACCAAAACTCTTCATTTCTTCCATCACTTCCATCACTAAAAGATGGGTATTTATTTTGAAATGCTTTAGCACCAGGATCATTTGCATAATCATAGTTTAATGCTTTTTTATTTAAACCACCTGCTGTATTGTTATCAATTGCAGCTTGTACACTTTCAGCTTGTAATAACGGATTTACTACTGCATCAACTTTTTCATCTTCTTGTTCAACTGCTTTTGCTTCTTCTTTTTTATCTTCTAATTTAGCTTTAGCTTTTACTTCTGGGTTATTTTTACCTGCATTAAGAGCACTCATTACATTTGGATCTAACTGACCGTTTACTGGTACTGGTGCATTTTCATTTGGAGTTGCTTCACCAAAGGGTACATAACCTGGATTACTTCTTTGTATTCTTGCAACTTCTTTTGGATCATTAAATACATCAGCCTCATTGTTACCTAAAAATCTATTAAGTTTACTATCATCTCTTGCTTCTCTTCTTTGAGCACGTGCTGTCATTGGAGGATAATAAGGCATATTGCTTGCTGGTGCTTGAGCTGCATTTGATTGTGTACCTTGAGGTATTTCAGGAATAGCACCTGATCTAGTCATATGTGCTCCCATTTGTTTAATACCTGGTATACCAGATCTCATCATCCAATCAGCAACTGGTTGTCTATTGTTTCTTGCTTGTTTATTAGACATTTGATCAGCAAGATTTTTTGAAAGTACATAGTTATCTTTACCACTAGCAGCATTTGCATCAAGTGTTCTTGCTTGATCTTCAGTAGGCATTTTAATTTGTGGAGTAGCATTAGATCCAGTGGTATTTGAATTACCATAGTTTATTGTATAGGCTTTTGGTCTACCTAAAATACCTCTATCGGTTACTTTAACACTTGATACTTGTCTACCTGCAAGATTAGGAGCTTGAGTTCTTTCACCTGTAGCTGTATAGTAAGGTGAACTAACTGCTTGAGTATATTGTCTACCTGATCTTTTTGGCATTTTGAATCCACCCATTTGATATTGTTCCTGATTGAAATCTATATCAGCATCTTGGTATTCTTCATCAGCAGATTCATTATCTCCTCCACCAATAAATTTATATAAACCTTGACCAGTATTACCTCCAAATTGTTCCATTGCTGCAACATCATTTTGAGTATACATATCATCAGAGAATATATGTCTTGTATCAGTACCATATGTACTTAAATGGTGTAATGGATTTTCAGGATCAATTTCTTCTTGATGTATACCACCTTCTTGAAATGCTCCAACTTGAGGAGCACCATATGCAGAATTGTATTGAGCTTCCGCTTCTTGTCTCATTGCTGCTTCATCGGCAGTATTTTTAACTGCTCCTAAAAAGCCTTTAACATGTGATTCTCTACCATTAAGTACATCATTAGAACCTGGAGTAGGTGTATCACCACCTCTTGCCATTTTAGCAAACTTAGTATATTGTTTTATAAAATTTCTTTTACTAGGTTTAGTACCACCTTGTCTCATATAGTTTTCTTCATCTTCTGCTGTATCTTCAGTAGTTGACATATCAATATCAGTATCATATATTGCAGCAAGTTGTGCTTTTCTTGCTTTTTCTGCAGCAGCTTCTTGTTCTAATAAAGCTTGTTTTTTTTCTGCAGCTAGTTGTTCTTGTTGAGCAATAAGTTGTTGTTCTTCTTCAGTAGATAAAGTATCTTGATTTAAACCAAGATCATCACTAACACTTGTTATATAATCATCAGCAACATCTTCATCAATACCGGCATTAAGTAGGTTATCTTTTAATGCATCAACATCACCATCATAAGTGTCAGCTGACATCTCTTGTGTAAGATATGCTTCAATCTGTTGTTCTTGAGAAACTGCATTTGATTGACCTCCTGCTTTATATACTCTTACTCTCTTTTTCATATAATGTATAATATATATTAAATATAATAATTTTTGGTTTACTCAATAAACATTAAAAGTTTAATCAAGTTCTTCAACGGTATAACCTGCTTTTCTTAATAATTCTATAGTATGGTCATCTAATTCATCTTCCCAAGATTCAGTAATTGCACCACCTTGTTTACGCATTTGAGCAACAGGAGAATTACCTCTTTGTTGTTGTTGGTACTCAAGAGTTTTACGTTGAAATTCTTGAGCATCTCTTTGTCTTCTAGCTGCTTCTCTTTCTTGTTGAGTATAACCTGCTGGTAATTCTAAATTTTCATCACCAGCTAATGTACCATATCTTGGTCCTACATTAGGTTTAGGTTTAACATATGGTTTTCCTGGTATAATACTTTGCTCTGAAGATGCAAATTGTTGTATTGGTCTTGTATTAAGATGAGGAATTAGTTCATGCATAAACTTTTCTTTCTCAGTTACTTTACCAGTTTTTTCATCACGAGATGCAGTATATAAATTACCTATTCTTCTATAACCTTCTGGTACTACATCTGTATCAGTAATTATTCTATCATCAATTTTTTGTTTTTCAAATTGAGTGCTTAATGATTCAATTTTTTTTCTTTGAGGTATACTAATAAAATCATCTTTTTTAGATGGTGTAAGTTTAGATTTTGTATAGTTTATATTTGTTATACCATTTTTAAATACAACAGGTTGTACTGGTTTTTTTTGTTTATCAAATACACTATTAAATTTTGCAGGAGAATTTTTTTTAATCTTTTTCATTTTTTCAATATACGTAGATCCCTTTTTTGCATTAATAAAAAAGTCATCTTCATATGCTGGATTATTTGCTAAGTCATAATATTTTGTAGCAAGAAGATTATTCTTATACATATCTAAACTATCTTTATAAGCTCTATCTCTATAAGCAAATTCTTTAGGATCAGCAATCTCTAATGGTTTTTTAGTAAGACCTTTTTGAGCTTTAACTAGTTCATGTTGTACATAACCACCTATTTTATATTCAGCTACTTCTTCTACTACATAACCTCCATCTCTATATGCTTGTATTTCTTCATCAGTAAG